GGTAGGAGAGGTCAATGGGATGAGGAGTCCAAAGAAAAACGAAGGGGAGAAGGCAATCCTGCGTTTGGTAAGGAGCCTTGGAACAAGGGGTTGGAAAGAGAGAATAACCCTTTGACAGGCAAACCTTGGGGTGGAGATCGAGAATCTGCCCGTACCTTACAGACTGGCATGAAAGGGTGGAACAATGGTGTAAAAAACACCTACGCAAAAGAATGTCCTGGAGAAGGATGGGTGTCAGGTTGGTTACCGAGGAGTAAAAAGTAATGGCACAACGTTTTAGGACACCTCCAGTTCCTCAGGGCGAAATTGCAAAATATACAAACGATCCATATAATTTAGCGTCCATTTACATGTTCGGGAGTTCGTCTCCCTTCACTGGACAAGGCAACACTATCGTCAGGAGCCAAGATGATCTCCTTATCCAGAAGGGGGGCAATCGCGCCCTTTCAGTGTATCAACGTTTATTGTTTGATGAACAATTACAAGGGTGCTTTTCAAAACTTCTCCAAGAAGTAACTTCACGCCCATGGTATATTGAGCCCTATAGCGATAAGCCTGGAGACATGGCGGTCCGCGACTTTGTAGTCGAGGTTATTGAAGAGATGCCCCTAGATGACATTTACAAAGGAATTGCTGAATGTCTAATAGTTGGTTTCTCCGTTGGCGAGGTAATGTGGAAGAAGACGGGTAGAGGCGTTATTCCTTATGACATTCGCATGCGTGATCAGCGTCGCTTTGTGTTTCAAGAAGAAGAAGGAGCACAAACCGGTTTTACGATGCGCTGCCTCACTTTCAACCGCATGTTTGAGGGAGTGGAGTTGCCACAGCGCAAGTTTATTGTGAGTCGATATTTCGTTTCACACAATGGCGATCCCTACGGTTCATCTTTAGGTCGTATTCTTTATCCCTTGATCAAGTTTCGTCGTCGCGCTATTGAGTCTTATGTTCTGTATGGGGATCGTTATGCAACTCCTACGGCTGTAGCCAAAGCCCCCCTTAGTGCTAGTACACAAGAACTCGACACACTCTACGATCATCTCTCTAATTTATCGCAAGAAACTGCGATGATTTTGCCTGAGGGGTATGAGTTGGAGTTTGTGGAACCGCATGGCTCTCCCGACGTATTCAAAAATCTCATAGACTACATTGATAAAGAAATCAGTGTGTTGATTTGCGGTGAGAATGAAGCAGGGCAAGCTGAAGCTGGATCCAGAGCGTCTTCGCAGGTAGCCAATGTGGTTCGTGTTGTGAAAGCTTCTGAACTATCAGAGATGATTTCACAAAATCTAACTCAGACGTTGATTCGTTGGATTGTGGATCTAAACTTCGGTACCGACGTGGCAGCTCCTATGCTTACACGGGAGTTCCGTATTGAAGAATCGCCTCTTCAAATGACTGATGTGGCTTTAATGATTCAATCTGGATTTACACCGAAAAAAGAATGGATCGAGCGTCACTTTAGAGTGGAGCTTGAGAGTAAGAAGGATGATACGCCACCACCTCAGGAAAACACTACTACATACAACCCTGATGAAGACCAAGATCTCTTTGGTTCTGTTTTTGGTGCGGATAATCAAACTAACCAACAGCCTGAAAAACCTTTTGGCGATGAAGAGATCACCGAAGACACTGCAGCGGATGACGCTGACAGTGGAGTAGGGTAAAACTAAGCACCAGGTCACTTTAAGTACTGTGTTCACAAAGAAGATCCATGTGTTTAAGGCCGGTGATCAGACCTCTGCACAGGGCGTCCAAAGGAGGTTCACTCCTAAGGAACTCAAACAAGTCGTCAACAACTATGACCCGTCTATCCACGAAGCACCTTTAGTTCTTGGCCACCAGGGAGATAACGATAGTTTGCCCTCTTTTGGTTGGATTAAGGGTTTCGAGAGCGATGGTCAGAATCTGTATGCCGAAGTGGCATTCACAGACGTTGCCAAAGATCTCGTCAAAGACGGCCACTACCGTAAGGTTTCCATTTCCTTCTATTCACCCGATTCGCAAATAAATCCACATAAGGGTGAGTGGAGTGCTCGTCATTTGGCGTTGCTCGGAGCTTCACCTCCGGCTGTGAAAGGTCTTGAACCTTTCTCTTTTGCGGAGTGGGGAGAATGCTACGACTTTGCCGTTGCTTTGTCTCCTGCTGACATCTTTGATGATGAACTTGGACCGACGATGATCGTCGATAAAAGTCCGCTCGAAATGTTGAAAGAGAAGCTTGAAGAAGTTCGCAAAGACGTCACAGCTGCTGTGTCTGACTTGCAAGACTCTCAACAAGAACAAAAATCACAACAGACTGACCAAGTCGCGGCCTCTGACGGGGCGGCAGATGAAGCCAGTCCAGACAACCCCAGTCAACAATTTGCCGAGCGGAAACGCGAAGGCACTGAAATTGCTCAGCAAACGGCTGAACTTGAAGACAATCTCCCCGAGGACCAATTTATGGAAGATAAGAACATCAGCCGTAAGCGCACGTCCGGTGCCAACGGCCAAGTCATGCAGGTTGTAGAAAACGTCTACAAAGAGCCTCGCAAAGAGCGGAAAGCCGCTGCTGATCGTTCAGCGGAGGCCAAGCGCCAGATCAAAGAAGGAGAGTTCGGCAAGGCTCACGAGACAGAGGAGCTCGAAAAAGATGAGGATGCCAAACTGTCGAATGACCACAAAGAGCTGCACCCCAATCAGCGCATCCTGGATAAAAACAAAAACGGCAAGCTCGAAGCCGAAGATTTCCGTCATTTGCAAAAGCATGGGCCTCTGAGCAAAGGCGAGCACCCCGATGACAAAGCAGACCACGCTGAACTTGAATACGACGAAGTCTCCTATAAGACCAACCCCTCACCTGGCGTGGTGAAGTTCGGTAAAAAGTCTGAGTCGGATGATGATGATGACACAGGACGTTTTGAGACAGCTCGCTCTGCTAAAAATGGTTACGAAGACCGCATGCAAACGGGCAAAGCTGGCGCCGGTAGCGACACGGGACGTTTCAAAACTGCTCAAAGCGGAATGCAAGACGCTGACCGTTTGAACACAGCTGAAAATGGCGAGCAAGAAACCGACCGTAAAAAAACAGCGAAACAAACAGAAATGGCTAGTGATGGTCCTGAGCGCTGGGCCGGCCAATCCGACAACTATGAGCGGGTGACTAACATGGATCAATACGATGTAGATGCTAAGTCTTACGGTGTGAATGCACCGAAAACTGCTTCAGGTTCTAACCCAGCTGGTCGTGAAGATTCCGACACCAAAGTCCCCACGGAGACTGAAGAGACTCCTGACAACGAAGTGTTCGCTGTTAGCACCATCAACGTCATGTCTGACGGTAGCATGCGCGTTCTTCGCCAAAAGAGTTCTGACGGTCGCAAAACAGTGAAAGGCGGAGCTATCGATCACGCCGAGCCTGAAGCGGCTGAAACTACTGGTCCTATGGGCGTTACAGCTCACGCTGAGGGCGATGATGAAGACGAACCCGGTAACATCAAACAGGGCAAAGTGAAGCTGAACAAAGGCCAACTGGTTCCCGGTGAATACGAAGGTGGTGTGGCTCAAGTTGTTGGTCCCGATGGTGCTTTCGCTGAAGTTCCTCGCGGTGAGAAGAAATCAACTGACAAACATCTTACACCGGGTGCATTCGATAAAATTGACGAAGCAGATCAAACCGTTGGTCCTGATGGTGCTTTCGCTGAAGATAATCTGAGTGGTACCTTCCAAGGCGGTCCCAACCAAAAGACCAAAAAGTCAGGTGGGGTGTTCTCGGAGGAGCACGGTGAGAAGAAACCATACACCAAAACTGGTTTCGGTTCCACATACGATGAGGATGGCGATGACGAAGAGGGCGATGACTTCAATGAACTCTCCACAGATCATTGCGGTATGGGCTCACAAAGTCAGTCACGCTCAATGGGTTTCCCAGAGCAGATGTACGAGGAACTTCAGTCGCTGAAGGACAAGTACGCTGAGCTTGAGCGTCGTCACCAAGAAACCAAGATGAATGCCCGTCGTGAGAAGATGGCTAGCGCCATCGGACATCTTTACACAGAAGGTCGTCTCACTGACGGTATCATGCCCGAAGAAGACCTCATCTCATACTGCGAAGGACTGGAGTTTGGTACACTGGAGTTTAGTGAAGGCGAAACTGCTGCTACTAAACTGCTGGCACTTCTGAGCAAACTGCCTCCCATGGTCTCCTATGGTGAGATGGTTCCTTCCGGCACTTTCCAATACTCGGAAGAAGATCTTGACCCTCACAGTAAAGCACTGAAGATGGTCGAAGCTTCTGAAGGCAAAATGGATTATGTCGAGGCTCTAAAGAAAGCGATGTATTCCTGAGATAGCGATGGACCTCCTTTCAACCGTAGGACTAGCTACTAAACGAAGGGAGGACTATTTCTCACAAGCTAAAGCATTGGCCAAAAAGCATAAGACCCGAGAAAGTCTTGAAGAAATGATGGCCAAAGATGCTAAAGTTATCGTCAAAGGATTGCGAGATAAGCAAATGAGGTGGGAGGAATATGAGCGGACGATGCTCGATAAAACCCTCACCTCTGCACTTGCAGCAGTTTATCTTGGTGCTGGAGACAGCAAACCAGACGATAAGATGGAGAAAGCGTGGCCCACTATCGTGGGAGACATGTTACTGCCACTTGTGAAGTTCCTCTCAGAAACACAAGAATACATCGATGATGGCACATTACGCCTTGGCGATAAAACAATGGACTTCGTCGACTATGACTTTGATAACGAACTTCTGGAAACCAACCCAGCAGAGCAAGGCGCCATAGAAGCCGCAAAGATGGTTGCAGTTGGTCGCACTTGGACTTCTTTACTCGGGCGAGTTATACGTTATATTGCAAACCCCACTTATTCTTTCTTCAATCTTGGTAGCTATATGAAGCACCAAGAACAAGGCTACAAAGAAATGCGTAGGATTGGGTTGCAAGATAAAAAAACTTGCCAAGATTGTACTCATTACCACGGATTAGGGTGGCAACCTATGGGTACTCTCCCTATGCCCGGAAGAGGATGCCAATGCTTTGATCATTGCCGGTGTTCAATTGAATACCGATAACGGGTAAAATACAAGTATGAAAATCCACTATCACACACACCACATCGTTCCAACACACGCTGGCGGAACTGACGACCCGAGCAATCTTGTCAGAGTGAATGTTGCAATGCACGCATTCATGCATCGACTTCGATACATAGAGATTGGAGACGAGTGGGATAGGATCGCATATGAAGGGCTCACTGGACAAATAACATCAGCTCAAGCTACTGCTGAAGCCAGGAAAGAGTTCATTCGTCAAAACCCCAACCATCATTCAAACGCAGGGAAGAAAGGCGCAGCAACTCGAAATGCACTTGGTGTCTCTGACAAAGCTCGCGAAAAAGCCCGCGAAACTGCAAGAGCCACAGGCAAAATGCCATGGTGGAACAACGGACTAAACAACAAAAGGTCTCATACGTGCCCCGGTGAGGGGTATGTCTTAGGCAAACTACCTCACGGAAAGCATAACAGAACCTTTGTGGAATGTCCCCATTGCGGAATGTCTTGTGCTCTCCCTAATCTATCTCGTCACATTCTGGCGAGACACACTTGAAGTCCACTTATTTAGGATAAAATCATGGCAACAAACGCTGCACCTATTTATTCAAAACAGTACATCCGTTATGCCGAGACTTGGGAGGCCGCCGTTGACACCCAAAGCGGTGCTGTCGGCACTGTCGAAATCGGCGAACTCCGCGCTGTCTCCTACGCTACTTGGGCTGGCCCCAACGTCGCCGCTGCCGGCGATGCTTTCACCGTCGCCCCCACAACCATCGTCGGCATCAACCAAGCTTACATGCCTTCAGCTCTCGCCCAACCTTACACAGCTCGTCAACTGACAGTTGCTACTAGCGGTCTGCTGCTCGTTGAAGTTGACCCTGCTTCTGCTGCTATCAGCTTGAACTCAGTGCTCCATATCAATACGCTCGGCCAAGCAACTGCTGCTGGCACTGCTGTGACACTCGATGGCACCACACCTCTGATCCGTGAGAATATCGCAATCGGCGGTCGCAAGCTTGTGCTGGTTTCCTTCGCCTAATAGCTAGGTTGTTAGCCGGGGTTTGGGCGCTCGTAGTTGTTAGGCAGATAGCCTAGAGAGACGCGATATAAGTCCCAACCCTGGTTGCAACCATTTGAAGACAATTTAATTTCGGAGACTCCTCCCCATGATGAACCTCTCGCAAACCTATGCGGGTGTTGATCCTATTTTGACAACACTGGCACAAGGTTTCATGCTGCCGGCGACCAACATCGCCAACTTCATTGCTCCCGTTGTGGACACCCCTACTCGTGCTGGCCGCATTCTGCGTTTCGGCAAAGAACAGTTCGCCATCAACGACTTCCGTCGTGCGTATGGCACCAATATTCCCTTCGTTCAATCACGTTACGACTCGGAGCCTTATGCTCTCGAGCAAGAAGTGGTTGCTTGGGAACTGCCCGAAGAAGTCATTGAGAACGCCGGCGAAGGTCCTGCTCAGGTTGACCTGCGTGCGATCGAAACTCGCAACGCCATGTCTCGTCTGATGAACGCTTACGAGTACACAGTGTCTCAAGCTGTGACCGTGACCGGCACATATAACCCTTACGAGCACAACACTGGCGCTGGTGCCCAGAATGGTCTTGGTTTCACAAGCTGGACCACTTTCAACACCGCTTACGGAACTGCTTCTGGTCCTGCTGCTTGGTCTTCGCTGACCTCCAACCCGATCGAAGACGTTCTGACACTGAAGCGTTCAGTGGCTAACCAGATCGGTATCCGTCCGAACTCAATGGTTGTTGGTACTGCTGTGTTTGACCAGCTGCTGACCAACCAGGCAATCCTTGAGCGCATCAAGTATACCAGCGCCGATTCGATCGATACGGACGTGCTGGCTCGCTACTTCGGTCTTGAGCGCGGTCTGCGTGTGGCTGAGGGTCGTTATTTGGCCACTGATGGCACTCTGCAGCCTGTGTTCCCTGAGAATGGCATCCTGCTGTTCTACAGCCCGAACGGCCCTTCTGACTCCGTTATGCCCGCTGGCGGCGCTAATGCTGCTACTCCCGCATTCGCTTACACCTATCAGCTGACTGGCACCCCTGCTGTACGTCCCGAGTACTACATCCGTGAGCGTCGCGTGGTTCGTGCTGAGATCACTGTTGAGCGTGTGATTAACCTGGTGGGTCTTGGCGCCACCGGTCTTATCGGTTCCGGCGCTATGGTCACCGACATTCTGTCCTGATTACGGACACTAAGGAGGTGTTACCATGGCAATTTTACGACCGTTAACAAAGGCGCAGTACGAGGTTTCGTTCAGCGCACTTGGTGGACCGACTTTTACAGCGGTGTTCACCAAATTTAGTGGAGTCAAAGATCAAGCTGAAGAAAGCAAGTATGCTAATGGCACAGGTAACCGCATCTATCACGTCGTTGGCCCCCGCACGGCTGAAGACGTTACACTGACAGCACCGTATGACCCCACCATCTTCAAGACTCTTGAGGAGTTTTGGTTGGCTTACAACTGTCAGCCTATCACAATCACGGTAACTCCCAAAGATTGTGCAGGTACTGGATCTGCCGCCACAGGCGGTCAATACATCCTGTATGATTGCATTTTCCGCTCGATCACCACAGCTGATGTGGATCGTGAAAGTGGCAACGTGCAAACGATTGAAACTTCTTTCGTAGTCCAGTATTGGGAACGCACCTGATATTTTACTACTCAACTGCCCCGGCTTCGGTCGGGGCTTTTTAGTATGTAGGGTAAAACCTCTCCAAGAAGGCAATCCGTAGGGATTCATGAAGACAACTTTTTCGAGCGGAGTGATCGTCACAAGTGCGTGGCTGAACGGCGCTCAAAACATTTATTTCGATGGGCAAACAAACTTAGATTGGCACTATCCTGCTCTTGGCTTGAGCTCTTTAGTGACTACTGGTACTGATGGTCTTGACGGACGTTATCTTACTTTCGGTACAGACCAGCCCAACATTTCAGCCGCAGGTTTGTATATTAGCGGCCAGTCAGTAACTGGTACAAAAGTCATATCTGGTGTTTGGAACTTCGGTTATGATCCTGCAGTTGTTGGTAACCCGACAAATACCGTAACAAATGCTCCGAAAAGCTACACCACAAATAGCAAATATGAAGCGGGAGGCGTAACGCCCCCTACAAAATTGGCCGCGATGAACAACGCGGATATTGTCACCACGGAAATGCTGGTTGACCAACTTACATACCTACTAGATAATCTTGAAATTGATAACGGAGTGTACTATTCGTCAGCTGGTAGCTGCGACAACTACGCCACTGGCAGCTCCACTATTTGCCCACTGTAATTTGAGGTTTTTCTAGTGGCAAGATACTCACCTTTACCAGCTGTATCCTTAGACCCCCGTACTGAAGCACAGCTTGTGCAACAGGCCTCTCAACGGGTTTATGAGGCTTCTAATCACACGCTCAATGACTTTTCTGCAGGTAACCCCTTAGCCGCTTTACTCGAAGGAATGAGTTTTGCACAAGGAGAATTTCTTTATTGGGCTAACCAACTTCCAGAGTCGGTACTGGTCAACTGGATTGGCCCTTTCTTGGGAGCAATGCGGCGTCTTGGGACACCCGCAACTGCTCAACTTTTGTTCACTATTCCCCCTAATAATCAGGTAGTAACTATTCCGGCGGGTTCCACTTTTACAACGAATCCTGCACTAACAGGCGGGGAGTCCTTTGAGTACATTCTGGCTGATGCTGTAT